CTACGCTGCGGCGGATTGCGTCTTCCATCGGATCGCCATTTGGTTGCCGGTGAGCGTGACATTCGTGATTCGCTCGCCTTGGTTGATGGATGCACCTGGTCGCAACCCGGGAAGGGCCGCGATCATCGCGCTCTGATTGTTTTGGTAGCCGTTGAACAGCTCGACGGGCAGCTGCAGCGGCGATCGGGAACCGAAAAAGCCGTCAGCCCAACTGCCCACAAACACTTCGCCGTCGCCTTGCTGCTGCCAGATAAAGTCGGGAATCCCGAACACCCGGGACAGGCTGTCCATGGCCTGGTAGCCGGCGGCCAGGTTGTAGAAGAATGGGGCTTTGACTTTGGCGTATGCCTTGTCCGGCACTCGAAAGCTCAGCCCGGTTTTCTGGTTGATTTCCCCCAGCACCGTCGTCAGATCCGCATGGCGCAGGTTGAGCGGCAAAGGGTTGGCCAGGATCGCCGCCAGTTCACGACAGAACAGCACTTGCTCGATCGCATTGGACGACGTGCAACGCTCAACATACCCAATGAAGTGGCGCTGCAGCAGGCTGTCGTTGTAGCCGATATCGAGCGTCACCAGTCCCTTCACCGGCGCTACGGCTTGAATGGTCAGCGTGGCGCGACCGGGTGTGCGCAGTTCAAGGCGAACGTCATCGGCGATCAGGGGATAGACCACGCCACCGACGGTCAGCACCTTGTGCAGCTTCATGCTCATGCTCCACCGCCCAGGTAGTTATCCAACTTTTTCAGGGTGGCTTCGAAGCCGCTCAGTTCCTGTCCTGGTGCGCCAGGTTCACCTGCACCTGGTGCCGTGACTGACTGCCCCGGGGCGCCTTGTTGCGCGACATCCTTGGATGCTCGACGCGTCTCGACCCGCTCGGGGTTGGAGAGCTTTTCAGACAGCGTGAATTGAACGAGCCAGGCGCGAAGCGAGTCGTCCTCCCGGGCGCTGACACCCTCAGAGAACTGCACCTGGCGCACGCCGAACGCGGACGCGGTGTCGTTGACCAGCCGGTAGGTTTTGAGCTGACCACCGGTGTCGGTCGCCTCGGCCAGGCGCATCAGGTTGCGCAACTGCGACTCATCGACAAACGGGATCAGCAATGTGACCGCCAGTGTCTTGGGTTTGAAGCCTTTGTGGGCCGAGTCGGTGTTGCTGGTTTGGCCGGACAGGTCGTCGCTTTCGATCCGCAGGTTGGCGGTGACCTTGAGGTTCTTGCCGCGTACCTGTTCGCCATCGAGCAATAAAGTCATAGGCCCACCAGTTCCCGAACAAAGCCCAACCCTTTCAGGGAGCCGACCAGGAGCAAGCCGGCCGACAGTCCCCACTCGTGACCTGGTGCGTCGCCCTGCAGCAGCTGGTGCCGCAACTCGGCTGCATTCCCCGGACCGATCAGGCGGGCGCGCATGGTGTCGTCGGCCGTGCCGCCGGCGAACTGTGATTGGAGGTCGGCCAACTGTTGGGCCTGCGCCTGGGCCTGGCTGGCTTTGCGGGCGGCCAGCCGCGCCAGATCCGCCATCGGCGAACTGTCCGCGTAGCTTTCCAGTGCTGACAGCTGACTGTTCAAGGTTTGCGTGGCGGCCTTGGTCACGGTGCAACGCTCCAGGGGCAGCGCCCCCCAACGTGGGAGCGTGCCGGCGGTGGGCAGTTCCCACTTTTCAGCGTCCAGCGCGAACAGGTTTTTCGCCCGACGCTCGGCGCGCTGCAGGTCCGGCATGGGCAGGACGGCGTTGAATCGGGACAAGGTTGCCGCGAATTTGTCGTAGCGCGTACCCAGGAACATCACCGCCAGTGCGTATTGCGCCCCGGCCGGACGCCCGTCGTCACCGGTGTCTTCCAGCTTCTCGCCCAGCTGCTGCAGCAAGTTCGGCGCGGACAGGTAACGTTGGTTACCTCGGCCCTGCCCTACCCCACTTTGGAATGGCGTCACCACCAGGCAGGCCGGTACTTCGCCCAAGGCATCACTGAGCCCGGCGCGGCCAGCGGCCACGGCCGCTGCTGCAGCGGCGCCGACCGGTCCCGGTGAAGTGGTGGCCAAGTCGGCCAGATCTGCCAGGCGTTGCCCGGTGCTGGTCAGTTCGAGACTCGCCAGATTTTTGGCCTCCTCGAGGTCGGCGAGCCACTGGGTGGACTGCTCCGGCCAGCGCATGGTGATAGGCGCCCAATTCATACTAGGGCGGACTCCCACACCACGGCGTTGAGCGCGTCCAGGTCCGACGTCGCTCGCGCCGCTGCCAAGGCTTGCTTGAGGTCGTTGGCTTTGAGCAGACGCTGCAGCTTGAAGTCGGTGAACTCGTCGCCGATCTGGCGCAGCTGATCGCTGGTGTGTTCCAGGAAGGCTTTCACCCCGGCTTGATCCTGGCAGGGGTACACGCCACCCAACCCGCGCAAAATCATGCTGGTCAGGTTTAACTGGTCCTGCAGCTGGGTTTCGTAGAAATAGCGATTGCCCAACACCATCGACCAGAACCCGCCGGTGATCTCCTGCAGACACGCCGTGTTGACCGCCGACAGTTGGGCGACGTAGCGCAACTCGATCACCGCAGGGATATCGTCAACCCAGTGGCCATTGCCCCAGATCTGCCCCGGGCCTGGCACTTCCAGCGTGTAACCGGTCGGCAGAGAACCCGCCCGCTCGATAACCAGGGGCTCACGGGTTTGGATGTTGTAGGCCGTCAGCCCCTGGTAAGAGTCAACCAACTGCCAGCGTCGACCATCCCAAAACGCCGCCTTTCTTTCCGGTACCGCTGGCGGCGCCACTTCGACACACCCGCCGGGAATCAACCAAACATCCGGTTCCAGCGGCGAGCGATCGGCCACGGTCTTGCCGGTGAAGATGCCCAGGTGATCGGTTTGATAGACGGTTTTGGTATCCATGGCGGGTCTCAATACTTAATGCAGGCAAGGAAAGCGATGTTTTGAGGGCGCGTTTCCGCGCCTCCCGAATAGCCCACGGTGATGGTGTGAGCATGATCGCCAACAGCGCCGACGGTGATGACGTGCGCGTGGTCGCCGACGGCGCCCACGCTGATGTTGTGGGAGTGGTTACCGGCTTCGTTGGTGATGTTGGCCGGTTGATCGACGCCGCCGCCGAAATCCGCGAAGGTCCAACTGCCGGGAAAGACGCCCGCCGCACTGGAGTTGTTGACGGTGTGGGCATGGTTGCCTTGCGCATCCGCCGATGCCGAGTGGTTGTGGCTACCGGCGGCGCCTGAACTGCCTGAGTGGCTGTGGCCACCCGCAGCCGCCGAACTGCCGGCGTGATTGTGAGCGCGCGTTTCATCCGCTTGCGAGCTGCCCAATACCCGGCCGGCATCGATGCCGCGACCGTCATCCAGCACGCGGATGAACTTGCCGCGTGGGTCCGGCAGGTTGAACGTGTTGACGCCGTCACCGGCGCCGTAAAGGGTGCCGATCTTGGCGAACAACGCGGCGTACACCGTGCGCGACACCGCCGCGCCATTGGCCCGAAACCATCCCGGCGGCGGGGTGGCCATCGCAAAGGTGCCGATGCGCCCGACTTCGGAGTCAGCGATAACCTTGCGCAGGGCGTTGAGCGCCTTGGTGGTCGCCAGAATCTCGCTGCTGTCCGTGCCTGGGTCGTCGCTTTTCGCGTTGGGCAGCTCGCCCAGGTCGACATCATCTTTGGTCGTGGCCCGGGCGCGCAGGTTTTCGTAGTCGCCGTTGCGCAGCGCGAATTGCTTGACCAGGGCGCCGGTGATCGGCTCGCTTTGGCGCAGATCCGTGATGTCCTCGGACACCGACACCTGGGCGAGCTCCACCAGGTAATGGGCGGTACCGTTGCTGTCGACGTAGTCCGTCTTCGCGGCGCCGAATACCACCTTCCAGGCAGCGACCGCATCGCTCCCCTCTCGGGCCAGCGCCACGTCGAGCCAGGCTTTGACGGGCAGCGCCGGCAGTTGCACCTGAACCGGCTCGGCCAGCTCGACGCGAATCCCTTCCACGTAGGCAATGCCCGCTTTCACCTGGTACAGGTCAAAACTGCGTTCCATCTGCAGGCTGTCGGCCAGATAGCAGACACGACCAAAAACGTCGCGGTTGCTCATGCGCTCGCGCAGATCGATGCCGTTCAGGCGAATCGTGAAGTCGTGCTGCCAGGTGCTGGCGTCGACAGTGATGCCCGTCAGTGCCTGGGCCCCGTTGAACTCCACCAGGAAGTTGCGGGTGACGTTGTTGCCAATCTGCAGCGGCGGAATGTTCTTGCGCTTCTGCTGCACCGGCACCGTCGCGACCGCAAGCAACACGCCCTCCGATGCTTCCAGGCCGATCCAGTTAAAGTCCCAGTCACCCACGTCTGAGCCCACCATCAGGCTGTAGATCACCTGATTGGGGCTGACGTAGCCTTTGCGGTCGTAGGCCTTGGTGAAGACAATCTGAGACGCTGGCGGCTTGCCGGCGGCGCGATCAACCGGGGCGTTCGGATCAAGGCCTGGCACAAGTGCCAGGACGAAGCGAGCAACCTCGAGCTTCTCCCCGGCGCCTTGCTTCTGGGCAATAAGACTCTCGCCGGCAAGCGTGATGCTAGCTCCCATGGGTGCTCCTAAACGGGTTGTTCAAAAAGGTGAGCAGTGCGAGCTCGTTGATCACGACCAGGCGACTGGCGCTGTCGTCCAGAGTGGCAATTAGGGTTTGTTGGTCGTCGTTAAGATCGGCCACGCCGATGTTCAGCTTCACGGGGGTGATCGTGACGAAGTCGTAGCGCCGGCACGTGCGGCCGTATTGCTGCATCAGGACGCGCAGCAACACCGGGTTTTCGCTCAGCTGCGTGTCGGACAGGTGCAACAGGACCACGTCCCAATCGAGGTCCGGCAGGCGCTCCTGGATCTCCACATAACCGACGCCCAGGCGTTCGAAAATGCGGACCATGCCGGCGGTGCTGCCCGCGTCCACAGCATTGATGAAGGCGTACTTCACCCGCCGGCGGTAGAGCTTTTCGGGTTCGCCGTGAAAGCGTTGGATGTCGCGCTGCCAGGCCAGCAGATCGAGCACGCTCAGGTGGCAGGTCTCGGCGTCCATTTGCAGCAACGGCCAGTGCAGCCAGCCTTCGACCTTGATCCACCAGGCTTGCGCGGCCGCTTTCAGCTTGGCCAGCTCCGGCCCATCCAGCCAAAACGGGAGACTCAACTTAAGCATTCAACATCACCTCAACCCCGGACAGGCGCGGGATGGTCAGCTTGGAAATGATGTCGGCGTTGTCAAAGTCGAGCGAGTCGATGCCCGGGAATTGCTGGTGCAGCTCCTCGCCCAAACGGCTGAAGGAGAACCGCGACTGGGGGTGAGTCAGCGTCGGTTGGTAATCACTGGCCGTGCTCTCACGAAATGCGGCGCGGATGAACAACTCGATGTCAGATTTCAGCGCAGGCCAGCGCTCGGCACCCACTTCGGCCTTAGGCCAGACCGCCAACCTCACGGTGTGCAGCGTGGCGGGCATCTCCAACACCAGCAGGTCGTCACCGTGGCCATGGTTGCCCTGGTCGCGGATGTAGTGGTTGATTTCAGCCAGGAAGGTATCCGCCGGCGAGTCGGCTTCGAACAGCACAAAGGCATTGGCACTGCCGGGGCCCCGGGGCGCGTTGTGTTCAAAGTAAACGCCGTCGGGCTGCACACCGGGGAACACGGCAATCATGGCGCGATACACGGCGTCGGTGTGCCACTGGTTGACCGCTGAGAATTGGTTGCGCACGCGCAAACGCAGCTCGTCGTCAGGCTCAGTGTCGGCGCCGGGTTGGCTCAGCCAACCGTCAGCGTTCACCACCTGGACCACCCCCGGCACCGGCTCCGGCAGAATGGAAAAGTAACCTGGTGCGAGATTGAATCCGCTACCGGCCTGCTTGGCCCGGGCCAACACCCGGATCTGGGATTCGCCGTCGGCAAAGCTGGCCGCTGCCACCGTCACCAACTCGTAGACGTTGCCGTTGATTGCGATCGACTGCACTCGAGTACCGACCGGGACTTCCAGCAGCCCCGCCAGCGCGCTACGGGTGAACAGCAGCAACCCCTCGGCCTTGGTCGCCGGCTTGCGGGTAACGTTTACTGCCCAGGCCAACATGTCCAGCCAGGCACCGGCGGCGGTCTTCACGAAGAAGTTCGGCAACACGGTGCCGGCAATAAAATCGATCAGCCACATCACCGGCTTGGTCACCAGCGCGGTGATCACCCGCCAGAACGGCGACCAGGCGCTGGTGTTGCTCAACTTACTGCCCTGGGCGACGACTTCCAGTTCCCAGGCAGCGCGCAGCTTGGCCTCTGTGGTCGGAATACCGGCGTCACTCAACGCCTGTTTGAAATCTACGTCACTCACAGCACTACCTCGACAGATCCGAATTCAACGGTTTTGGCGGTGACCAGGTACTTTCCTTTTCCCTCTTCCAGGATGCGGACGGTGCCTGGTACCAGGCGCACGTCCGCCTCAACCAGCAGTTCCAATTGCTGGATGCAGTCGGCTTGACGGAAGCGATCGCGCTCGGCGACCTGCGTCACCAACAACCCGCTTTCGCGGATCATGTGACCGATGTCCTGGGCGATGCTGGCCCGATCGTCCACCAGCAACGGCTGATTCGAAGGGTCCAGGGTCAGGTCGTTATCGGTGATCAGCAGATCGATATAGAGACTCATCCGCCTACCCCCATCGCGACCATGTTTTCCAGCTCCAGCGGGGTCAGTGGTTTGGCGGTGTGAATGTTCACGTTTTCAACGTGGGTGCCCTTGTTCTGGCTGTTGGTGTTCTGAATGCTGGTCAGCAACCCGCCCGGGGGCACAGCAGACGCCCGCGACGGTGAAAGGCTGGGGATTGCCGCATTGATGCTCTGCTGGGTTTTCTGCGCGGTGCTGGCGGCGTTGGCCGCGCTAATTGCCGCGTCGACACCGGGCACTTCCGGCATGCCACCAAAACGCGCCTCGATGTTCACGCCGGGGATACTGTTGATCATCTCGATCAGGCTGTTGATGGCCTTGTAAAAGACACCGACGATGCTGTCCCAGGCGCCCTTGGCCATGCTCGACCAGCCGCCCATGGAGCCGAACCAGTCAGACAGCGCCTTGAACTGGTCGCTGACCCACTTGAAGGCCTCGCTGTTGAGCAGCGCGGCGGTCCATTCGTCCCAGTAGTAGACGGCGGCAATGACCAGCGCGACCAGGGCGGCAATCCCCATCACCACGACGCCGATCGGGTTAGCGGTCAGGGCAAAGTTGACCAGCCAGATCGCGCCCTGCCACAGCATCATGGCGCCCCGAATGACAGCCAGGCCGGCGCTCAGGCCATAGATCACGCCGGTATAGGCCAGGATGGCCAGCTTTTGTAGGACGAACCCTGCGGCGGTGCGCAGATTGAGGAGCTGCACCACTTTCCACACCGTGACCAACCCAAGCCAAGTGGTCCTGGCGATTCCGACCACGAGGGTGAGCAACGACATGCTGGCCACGATGCCCAGAACAGTCAGCGTGGTGATGCCGATCACGCGGGTGATGTTCGGAAAAATCTGCGTCCAGCGCGTAAGGGTTTTCCCGATGCCCACCAGCTTATCCATGAGGGGTGCCAGGATCGGAATCAGCACCTGGCCGAAGGCAATACGCAACGCCTCGACGGCAGCGGCGAACTGTTGCCACGGATCGACCATGGCTTTGGCCATGTTCTCGGCGTTCTCCAGGCCTCGGACTTTGCCCAGTTGGTCCATGCCGTTGCGCAGGCGGTCGGTGTCCTTGGTCAATGCGGTGATGACGCGGGCGCCCTCCCCGCCAAAGGCTTCGATCAGCTTGGCGCCGGTGCTGGCACTGTTCAGGTCGCCAAACTTACCTTCCAGCTTGTCGAGGATGTCGAGCATCGGCAGCAACTTGCCGTTCTGGTCGACGAACTTCATTCCCAGCTTGTCCGACGCCCCGCCGATGTTTTCGAAAAATGATTTGTAGATACCGCCAGCGTCCCCGCCTTCCATGGTGCTGCTGAGTGACCCGATCACTGCGAACTGCTCGGCCAGGTCCACACCAGCGGTGGTGGCGATCGAGCCGACTTCCTTGAACGCGTCCTTCAACTGCGCGCCGTCGGTGCGAAACAGCTGCACTGCCAGCGCCGTTTGACCGCCGAGTTTTTCCACCCATTCGCCCTTGCCCATGGCGTCGGCCTGGCCTTTGAACAGGTTGTACATGGTGCCCACGTAGTGCCCCATTGTTTCGGCGTCGGTCCGGGTCGCCTTGGCCATCACGTCGGAAGCATTGGTGAACACCGCCAACTGGTTGCCGGTCAGTCCCTTGATGGCGCCCTCAACGGTGGTCGCCGAAGCGACAAAGTCCCGGGCGCTTTCGCCGTAGGTAACCGAGAATTCCAACGCCTTCTGATTGAGCGCGGACAACGCATCCTCGGCCACGCCCAGCGAGCGGACCTCGCCCAGGGCGCGGTTCACCTCCAGCGCCGGCGCCAAAGACTCGGTAATGGCCACACCGGCACCGACCAGGCCACCCAGTCCCAAGCCCATCGTCTTGATGTTTTTTTCGCTCTTTTCGGCAAGGTCGGAAAACCCCATTTTCACTTTGCCCAGGGGCGCGGTGACCTTGTCGGTCAGACTCAAGATGAAGGCCAGGCGAGCAGCGCGGTCAGCCATGTGTATTTATCCGTTCAGTGCATGAGCGATACCGTTAGCCACGGCGATTTCCATGCGTCTCCAGTGTTCGTCCTCCAACCACTTGGCCGCGCCCATCACCTCGGGTGTGGGCTCAGCACCAGGCAGCCAGCGACTGGACAAGGTCATCAGTTGACCAAGCCCGTCCTCACTCAGGCGCTCAGCGTGCTCGAGTGCTTTTTTACGATGATTTCAACGTCCGGGGCGTACTCCTCGAGCAGCGCGCCGGCGATCTGCATCGTCATCACCGGGTTGGCCAGCAGCGTGCGCAGCTCGGTGCGTTGATCGGCCGCCACGGTGTTGCTGAGCAGGTTGTGCGACGGCGACACCTTGTTGTTGGCGGTCATCGCGTTGAAGTACTTGGTCACGTCTTGCGGGGTCATGGAGAAGGTGAATTCTTTGTCGCCGACTTCCAGGGTGATATCGCGTTTATCGGTCATGTCGTTGTTCCATTCAGGTTTAAAGGTGAGGTCAGCGCAGGCAGATCCGGCGCACGTGGTCCTGCAGGCCCAGGATCATTTGCCGACTGAGGGCAAGTTGATTTCTGAGGGTGAAATAATCCGATCGAGCGTCTGCTGTGAGTTCGGCGGTGCCAGCATCAGCCAGGCGGCCGGCGCCGGATTGGGCGGGCGTTGCGGTGCTGCAGGTGGCGGCGAGGCGCAGCCGCTGACGGCCATCGTCCACAGCGCGGCGCAGGTCATCGTTTTGATTGAGCGCATGGCTCAGCTCCTGGGTACGTTGAAGATCGATCGCATCGCGGTCGGCCAACATCTCACCGCTGATGCGGGCCGCTTCGCGCAGGCCTGTAACCTCACGCTGCACGTCGTCGCGTTCGCGGCGAGCGGTGTCGAGCTGATCGATCACCTGGTCAAACGCGACCCAGACCAGCAACCCGGACAGCAGAAGACAAAGGACGAGGCGCAACGGTGGAATGGTCATTGCGCGCACAGGCTCGCTTCCGCCAGGCGCCGTGCATGCAGTCCGCGAACAAACTGTTTGCGGCCCTGGGCGTCGGTAACAAAAGCCCACACCGGTGTCTTGCCATCCGGAGTCCAGGCCATCGCCTTGCAGCCGTCCGCAATGCGGCCGGCGTTGATCAGGCCGACCGCACGACTGGCGCACGTCGTCGGCACGCCGAAGTTGTGCGCGTGGCTGCTCAGCGCGTCGAAGGTGTTCTGCCCCACTTGCTGATTGGTGATGCAGTCGGCCAGCTGCAGTTGCCCTTTCACGATCACCAGCTGCTCCACCTGGTCACAGCGAGCGTCCGACCAGTAGTCGCCGATCACGACCGGATAAGGGCTGGTGTGGCGAGTGATGCCTTTGCACACCGTCGGCAGTCCCCGGGCCAACTGGTCGGGGTAGACCACGTTCTGGCCCTCTCCTTCCCATTGGCCTAGAAAACCGAGCAAGGAAGCGCTGACCAGCGCAATAGCGCCGGTGGCGATCTTGGTGCGCAGGTTCATAACTTGCCCTTCCAGTCGCGCAGCATCTGACGGTACTTGGGGACCAGCAGCACGATCTGCAGCACCATGTAGAGCGCGGTCAGCATGTAGGCTACCGCTGACCAGTCGATGGCCCCTGTCACACCGGTAGCGGCCACGCCGATTGCCGGTGATGCCTTGAGGAATACAATGGCGGTGTCTTGAGCGGCCTGATTAGTGCTCATCGGCGAGCCTCTTTTTCAAAAATTGACTGGCATGGCACGCAACGCAAGATTCCGCCAAGCGCCTGGCGCGCAGCTGGAATCTCGTTGTCGCAGTCATCGCAATGGGACCGGCTCGGCCCCGATGGCCGCGGTTTGGCGAGCTGGGCGGCGATTGAACGCTCACGCTCCAGCTCCTCGATCGCTTTGGCGTTGTCGAGCCAGTCCCCCATCAGCGCAGCCCCTCGATCTCGGCGGCGGCCAGGTACGGCACGCCGTTGATGCGGATGAAGTCCGGACTGGTGACGTCAAACGGCACCTTGTGTTTGGATTTCTCGCCACCTTTCGGATCGATGCTCAACAGGCTCGAGACCTTCAACTTGCAACCGAACGCCTCAATACGCAGTTCCTCGTCGCCAGCCTTGGCGAAGAAAATGGAGTCGAACGGCTCGAGCTCGCGAAAGCTGCCAGCGGTGCGAGCGGCTTCGATCAGCAGATTGAAGTTGCTGGTGTCGAACTCCATTTCCCCACTGCCCGACACGTCGCCGTCGACGTGTCCGTTGGGCACCCCGCCGCTCTGCGCCACGGCAGTGTTGTCCGTGATATCCAGGGTGCAGCTTTCGACGTGAACCAGCAGATCGCCCAGGTTCACGTCGAAGTTCTTGCCGCCAATACGTGACATAGGGGGTTACTCCGAATCGTCGTTGGAAAGGTCGAGGGCGATGTTGGCCGTCAGGTCTTTCGGGCAGTTGAGGGGGCGGAACTTGATGTAAACCTCCACCCTGGTTTTGCTGTGCCACACCAGGACGATGTCGCCGTCCTTGGGTGCCTCGATCTCGCCCGGGAACACCTGGCCGGCGAACGTGGCGGACTTGGCCATCTGACGCAGGGGTTTCATGAACGCGCTGATCGCGGCGGCCATGCTGTTGGGGGTGTTGTTGAGGCGACGGTCACCCACGCGACGAATCAACAACGGACGCACCTGGCGCGCAGCCTTGTCGGCCAGACGAAGGTACTCGATCACCTGGAAGTCACTGGCCGGCGCATCGAGCATGTTGCCGTCGCCCCAAAACACGCCTGGGTAATCCGGGTAGGTCTGCGACACGGAGAAACGCGCCTTGTCCAGCTCGGCCCGGGTTGCCGATGGCAGCGGTACGCCTTCGACGTCAGCGGGCACCGGACCCAAGCCCAGCACTGCTCCGGACGCCACACGCATGGGGCTGTCGGCAACGCTCACGGCGGCGTTGGCCAAGCGGCCAGCCAGCACGCCCAGGTCATTGCCATGCAGTTGAGGGACGACCAGGACACGCGGCGCAGCCAGGCCGGTGGTGATCGCCCGCTGTTCGACCAGGTATTGATCCCAGGTCTGCAGCACGGTGATGCCGGCACTCGCGGCCATGACGAAGGCCCGACGGCCATAGGTGTTGTTCAGCGCGATCGCCGCGTCATGCATGGCGGACAATTGGGCTGCCGTGGTCACCGGCTTGGTGATCACCACCGCCTCAACCGAATAGCCTTGCTGCTGGGCGTTTTCCAACGCTTCGGACCAGTCGGTGTCGGCCGCGATCGGGGCCGCCAGACAGGCCCAACGATCGCCGCCATTGAGGCGTGCGGCGGTGATCTGGGTTTTCAGGTCACTGGCCGGAATGCCCAACGCGCTGTCCAGGTCACTGTCGTTGTTCAGCGCGATCAGTTGGCCGATGCTTTTCGCGCCGGTGCCGATGAAAAGGAAATAGCGCTCGATCTCAGTCACGGCGCCTTGGCCCAAATTGAGATTGTTTACGCTGACTTTGCCGAGTGCCATGCAGTGCCTCGCTAGCGGGGAGAATTAAGGATTTGTTGGAGCACCTGATTCAGCAGCAAGCTGGTGTCTCGCTCGGTGCTGACGCCGATGAACCGGCGTTTGGGCAAGGTGATTTCCCAGCTCTGCGCACCACTGCTCTCGGCTTTTTCGTCATCCAGGATGCGGATCAGCAGGCCAGCCTTGGCGTAGTTCACATGCTCTTGAATCCACGCCACGGACGGGCGCGTAAGACTCTTTTTGCCTTGTTGGCGGACCTTGAAGCCCAGCCGACGCAGACGCTTGGCCTGCTTTTCGGTGGCGGCCAAGCCAACGGGAACGGTGTTCCATTTGCGCATTTGTGCGGCGGTGCGGCGCTCGCTGGCGCCGTTGTGTTGCTGCGCCGCGACCCAACTGGTCAGCGCGTTACGCCAACCCAGTTCGGCTTCGTCGGCACTCACGCGGGTGACCTGCATCAGCTTGGCCAGGCCGGCTTCCATCTTCTTTTTGCCTTTGCCAGAACCCTTGCGCGCCTCAAATGGCGAGCCGTCCAGGTTCTGCTGATCACGTACACGCTTACGGCTCATCGTCCGCACGCGTTTGGTGACGTTGTTCAGCAGGCGACGGCGCAGCTGTGGCGGGAGGCTGAGCAACGCCAGTTGCTCGCGCACACCCAGATAGCCCCGGGCATCGAGCTCGAAAGTGCTACGCCCCACGGCTGCCTACCTCGCCGTGTTCGGCAATCCACAGGTCGAACGGAACAAACGCCCAGGTTTTGCCGAAAGCCTCGATCTCGCCGGCAGGATCCTCGGCCAGGTATTGCGGCTCGTTGAATTCCAGAGTGATGTCGACGTCGGCCAGATCGTTGTCGAGCATGGTGATGTCGAATTTCGCCGCCGGCAGATCGTCGCGGTCCTGGTCGTTGCCCTCGAGCCAGCTGCCAACCAACGCCATCAAACGCCCCGGGTGATCAGCGAAACGCTCGAGCGCGATCGTGGCGCTGTAACGCATGTCACCCATGCGCAGGCCGTCGAGGTCCGGTTTCCAGATCAGCTCCAGCTTCACCTGGTCGGTCCAGCTGTCGAGCTGTTCCGGCAACACCAGGCGCCGCTCGATCAGGTAGGTGGTCAGGGCGCGGAGTTTGATCACAGCAGCACCGCCGTGATGCGGCCCCGGCCTTGGAGCGAGCGAACGGCCTGCTGGCTGAATTCGAGGAAGGCTTCGCCGCGCTCGGGCAGTTCTTTGCCGGTGCTTTCTGCACTTTCACGGCGGGTGACTGTAGCGAACTGGGTCAGCAGGCTGGCCTTGGCGCGGCAGTACACGGCGCGCTTGTACGTCGCTGCGTGAAATGTGCGCTCGGGCAGCACCGTGGTGTCCGCAGATTCCACGGTGGTGACGCCGACGTTCTGCCATTGGCCTTTGCGCTTGGCCAGATCGCGATTGACCTCGGTCATTGCAGTGGTCAGTTCAGCGGCCAGCATGTCTACCAGGTACTCCGCCGGCAGGCGGTGACCCTTCTGAAACTCGGCCACGGAGAGGTTCGGCCAGAAGCCGTCGTTCTCGATCGCCTGTTCCACAAAGGTCGTGGGTTTCCCGGAAAAGCTCATTGCTGGGCACTCGAATAGGGGCGGGAAAACTGTTTCAGTGGGTCAGGCCATAAATGGTTGGCTCACATCCACAGTTTCTCGCCGGGGGGGGTAGTCGGTTATTCGGCGGCTGTCACAGCCAGTTGTTTGGCCAAGGCCTTGCGAGCGCCTTCCAGGCGGGTGCCTACACCGACACCTGCGTGCAACTCAGTGGCGCGCTCAAAGTGAGTGATGGCCTTGGCCCACTCCTTGTCATCCAGGGCACGGATACCCAGCAACTTGTGATACTTGGCTGGGATCTGTTCGGTGAGCTGCCATTCATCATCGACACGCGGTAGCAGGTCGGACACATACGGCTCAGGACTGCGACCGGCCTTCTGCTCAGCCTCGGCCCACTCGATCACCGCATCGGCGACAAAGGTCTGCACGTTGCGTTTGAAACGCTCGGGCATCGGCTGGCCTTGTTCCATGGCGAAGTCCGCCAGGTCGAGGCCCGCTTCGAACTGCTCCGTGTCGAACAGCCACACCAGGACCTGCATCACCACCGGGTTCGGGAAACTCAATCCGGAATCGCGATAGCGCTGCACGTAGTCCAGGTACTTGGGCACCAGCTCGTCGCGCTTGAGTTGTTGGCGCAATCCGAGGTTATCGATCGCGCTCAGTCGCTCGAGGTCCTGGGCCAACGCGTCTTCCATCAGCTTCAGGTGTTTTCTGGCGTTGGCTGGGCTGGCCAGCGCGGTGGCAGCGGAATAGACCACCGCGACGGCACTGGCATCGGCCGTGGCTGGACCTTCGGCCTGAATGCGGCGTTTGTGCGCCAGGGCCAGGCTCATCAGACCAACTCCACGTTTTCAGCGGCGGCGAATTTTTCCAGCTGCTCGATCACGTAGCCTTCGTTGCGGCCGTTGTAATCCTCGACGCGGGAGCGCTTTGGGTTCTCGATCAGGTGACGGCGCCAGCTGCTGTCCTGGAAGTAGATCGACAGGTTGTCCCAACTGGTGACGACCACGGCGTTGACCGGGAAGTGCGGCACGGTGAAGGTCGGCAGACCGCCATAGGTCGCGATGACCTGGGCGCTTTCAATGCGTTCTTTCTCGGTGGGTTTGCCAGCCTGGTTCGAATACAGCTTGGCCTTGTCACTGGCCAACAGGTCACTGCCGACGATGGCGATCAGGTCGCCGCCGTCACGGAACACGGAGTCGATCATCTGCTTGGTGTCATGCACCAGGGCGTCGAGGTTTTCGTAATCGCCGCCGGCGCCGAGGGTGATTTTCCCGGCCGTTTTGCCTTCGTGCAGCACCTGTTCAGGAATCTGTTCACGGGCCAATTGCAGCCAGCCTTTGTTCACGTCCTGCAGCATCGGGCTGGTGGCCAGATTGGTCTGGATGGCAGCGGTCAAACCGTGCCAGCCAATCATGATGCGATCCAGAGCGATCTGTTTCTGCACGGCCGCCGAGTAGCGATCGGCAAAATCCGGAAACTTCGCCCAGCTGTCGATCTTGGCGAACGGCAGGCCGACATCCGACTCGGTGTGAAACAGCTCGTAGCCCAGGCCGTTCAGATCGGAAAAGTCTTTGGCTTCGCGGTCGGTGGTCTTGGTGTTGGTGCGGCTGGTCACGGGACCATTCACGCCAAACATGACCTTTTCGCCCTTGATCTCGGTCACCGGCACCACGTTGATGCGCTCGAGGAAATCCGCACGCTCGGTGATCTTGTCGTTCAGTTCCTGGGCAATGCTCGGCTCGACATTGAACTGGCGAGAGACGTCGACACTGTAGGTCTCGGCGATCGCCTCACGCAGCGCGGCGTATTGCTTCAGAGCACGATTGCTCAAAGATTGCTGACTCATGTCACAGCACCCGCTTTTTAGTGTCGGTGGAACCGGTGGTTTTCGGCAGCGGCAAACCGGTGGTGGTGTTGAAGGCTTTTTCCAGCAGCGCTTCGATGCGATCCAGACGCTTGCTGTCGCCGCCCTGCTTGGCGAATTCGCGATCCGCTTCGGCCTGGGAGACGATCGCGTCAACGGCGGTTTCGACGTCATCGACTTCGGCAACAACCGGGTCAACGACTTCAACAGTCACAGGCTCGATCACAGCGGCGAGGCCGGTGACGACGAGGCCGAGTTGTTCGATCAAGGCTTTCAACGCCTTGGCTGTAGCTTCATCCATTGGGGGTTTGCTCTCGGTGGGAGTGGTCGTTTCGGTGGCCGTGTCTTCAACAGCGAAGCGCTTGAACAGGCGGGTCAGCAGGCTGTTCAACTTGCCAATCTCGCCCTTGGGCTCCTCATCACCCAACACGCCGAGAGGAACAGAGGCGGCGTAATGCACGGGCTCGCCGGTCTTGCGGGAAAAGTAGAGTTCCTGAGTACCCAGGCTGGCCGGCGAATCGGTCACGGCAAGGCCGGACAGGTAGGCTTTGCCGCTGCTCGCGAAGTTCGGGGTGATTTCAATACTGGTGAACAGCTTTTCGCCCTGGTCGTTGAGGCACAGCAGCTTGTCGTTGGGCTTGAGCTGAGCTTCCAGCGCGACTTGGCCGGGCTCCAGGCCTTCGGCGTCATCAACCAGACGCACCGCAAAGACGGTCCCGTGAGAACCGAACCAGCGATCGTGTTCACACCAGATCACGGCCGTGTATTTGGCTGGGTTGTAGGTCTCAGCGATATCGCGCAGTTCCTGGGGAAGGATTTCACGACCGTCAGCGGTAGTGCCGCTGGTGGCGACACGTTTCCAGAACGAAACAAGGGAACGGGGCATGGGCGATAACTGCGCTCAATCGGTGATTTGAGCCGCCACGATAGGCACCGGCCGAGCACCAAACAAACGGTTCACTTTTGCGCTGGTCCTATTTCGCAGATATAGGACGAACACGGATTTTAACCCCGCGTTTCCCGCGTTTTCGCCGCATAGACTGCGGCCATGCCCTACGCCCCCGAACTTAAAGAAGCCGCCAAACGCCTTTATTTGCGCCGCTGCAAGCCGCGTGAAATTCAGGCGCAATTGTCCCTGCCCAACATCCGGATCATTTACTACTGGATCCGCCAGGGTGAGTGGGACGACATGCTGTCGGATGAAGAACCGCTGACCGCCGTCGGACGGAGGATCACCCTCCTCCTGGACAAAGCCACGTCGCTGACCAAGAGCGATTTGGACGAACTAGATCGGCTGACCACCATTCGTGATCGGCTGTTGAAGCAATCCATCAAACCGGTACCGGCGCCGATCGGTGATCCGCCGGCGGACGATGGCCAGCGCCGTGAAGGACAACGCAACGAGCGCCGAGAGCGAGGCGACCGCTCCGACAAGAGCGGCAAGAAGCGCGAGAAGAAAGCCAAAAACGAAGTCGGCGCACTGACCGAAGTCGACTTTCTCGACAAGTTCATCAGCAAAATGTACGGCTACCAAAAGGAGCTGTTTGCTGCCAAACAGAATCCGCTGACGAGTAGGATCCGCAACATTCTCAAAAGCCGCCAGGTGGGCCTGACCTACTACTTCGCCGGCGAAGCGTTCATGGACGCCGTACTGACCGGCGACAACCAAATTTTCCTGTCGGCCAGCCGCGCGCAGTCCGAGATTTTCCGTAGCTACATCGTGTCGTTCGCCCAGGAGTGGTTCGGCCTCGAGCTGACCGGCAACCCAATCGTGTTGAGCAAAGACGGCAAGCCATGGGCCGAGTTGCGGTTTCTCAGCACCAACAGCAGCACCGCCCAGGGTCACCATGGCCACGTCTACGTTGACGAATATTTCTGGATCCGCGACTTCGAAAAACTGAACACCGTCGCCAGTGCCATGGCCACCCACAAGAAGTGGCGTAAGACCTACTTTTCAACGCCCAGCGCCGTATCGCATCAGGCCTATCCGTTCTGGACCGGCGAGAAATTCCGCAACAGCAAGCGCAAGAACGCCAAGGATCCGTGGCCCAGTGAGGCGCAAGCGGCGGCGGGTTCGCTGTGTCCGGACGGGCAATGGCGCAAGGTCATTACGATCCTCGACGCCATCACCGGTGGCTGTGATCTGTTCGACCTCGAGCAGCTGCAGCTGGAGTACGACGAAGACAAATTTCAGCAGCTGTTCATGTGCAAGTTCATCGACAGCACACAGAGCGCCTTTTCCCTGGCGGACCTGGAACGCTGCTACTCCGACCAGTCGTTGTGGACCGACTACGACCCCGACAACCCGCGTCCGTTTGGCAACAGCCCCGTCTGGATCGGCTACGACCCGAGCCGCACCCGCGACGATGCCAGTTGTGTGGTCATCGCCCCACCGCTCGAGAACGGCGGCAAGTTCCGGATTCTGGAAAAGCACAGCTGGCGTGGGCAGTCGTTCAAGTACCAGGCCGAGCAGGTCAAGAAACTCACCGAGCGCTTCAACGTGCAGCACATCGGCATCGACACCACCGGGATCGGTTACGGCGTGTTCGACCTGGTGCGCGACTTCTACCCGCGCGCGACCTCGATCCACTACAGCCTTGAGACCAAAAACACCCTGGTACTCAAGGCCCAGGACACGATCCAAGGCAGCCGCATCGAGTGGGACGCCGGCTGGAACGATATCGCTCAGGCTTTCCTGACGATCAAGCGCGGCACCACCGGCGGCGGTCAAGTGACCTACAGCGCGTCGCGCACCGACGCCTCCGGCCACGCCGACATTGCCTGGGCGATCATGCACGCCCTCGCCCATGAACCCCTCAACACCAACAAACAGCGGCGCAGCCGCTACACCTTCAGCGGATCAAGCACCCATGGGCAAACCAGCAAAAAATCAGCAGCAACCACCGGCAACCAGTCCGATGCGGGCCTTTTCATTCGGTGCGCCGGAACAGGTACTGAGCGAGAACATCGGTCATTACCTGGGCGTATTCGCCACCCACGACGGGCGAACCTACACCCCGCCGGTGTCACGCCAGGGCCTGGCCAAACTGCTGCGCGCCAACGCGCACCACGGCGCCATTCCGGGCTTCAAACGCAACCTGTTACTGCGTGAGTTCGTATCGTCCAAAGGCTGCTCGATCAAGACCATGAGTTGTGCAGCGCTGGATTTCATGGTGTTCGGCGAAGCGTATTTTCGCCGTAACCGCAACGCCTTCGGCCAGGTGTTGGAGATGGATCACCTGCCGGCGATCAACATGCGGGTGAAAGTGGGTGGCGGGTTTGTGATGCTGCAGAAAGATGGCAAAGAGCTGGAGTTCAGCGAAGACGAGGTTGAGCACGTCATGAACTATGACGTAGAACAAAACATCTACGGCGTGCCCGAGTACTTGGGCGGCATGCAGGCGCTGCTGCTCAATGAGGCCGCTACCCTTTTTCGCCGGCGCTACTACAGCAACGGCGCCCACGCAGGCTACATCTTCTACACCAACGACCCGAACCTGACCGAGGAAGACGAGGTATCGCTGCGCGATCAGATCAGTGCGAGCAAGGGTGTGGGTAACTTTCGATCGCTGTTCGTGAACATCCCGGGCGGTACCGAGAAAGCGATTCAGATCATCCCGGTGGGTGACTTCCAGGCCAAAGACGAGTTGGAGAAGGTCAAGAACATTACGCGTAACGACGTGATCGCCGCCTGGCGGATGAACCCAGCATTGGCGGGCATCATTCCGGAAAACAACGCGGGTTTTGGTGATATCGAGAAGATCGATCGGGTGTACACCAGCAACGAGATTCGTCCGATCTGCCAGTTGTTCAACCAGTTGAATGATTCGCTACGCGAAGACAGGCGATTCACCTGGCGAACCCCAAATGACGCAGTTGTTTCAACTTAGTAAAATCGATATACAAGAGATTACCACTGCGCACTATGGCAAAATGGCGGTAATTGGATGCCCTGGGGAGGGACACAATGCGAGTTGAATGCAAGTGCGGACACCGAGGACGGATCGCTTCAAGAGAGAAGTTTTCCGTGGATTTCGTGAAGTTGTACTGCCAGTGCCTGGATGCAAAGTGCGGGCACACATGGGTTGCGGAATTGACCTTTTCCCACACGCTGAGCCCGTCGGCTCAGTCATACGAAAGGATGTTGCTCGATCGCTTGAAAGAGATGCCCAAGGCAAAACAGCGCGAGCTATTTGAGAAGTTGGGAACACAGGCAGTGGCGTGAGCTGTAAACCGCCGACCCCGAAGGCGTCGGCGATCAGCTACACAAAAGACTGCTTAAGCAATCAAGAGCTCTTGCCTGTCTCTGTTGGATTGATGGCAAGCACCTCGGAAAGCCGACGGATCTGAGCTCTCTCCTTGTCACTCAATGCCCGGTAAAGATCAATGAGGCGGCGTTCCACATTGCTTAGGCTTTGCCATTCGAATTCGACAAACCCAACGTAGACGGGCTCTTTTTTGATGCGATCCAACATGCGTACTACTCCATAAAATGCATTGCTGAACCGTAATCGGGGCGGTTGCGCACATTGAAATGGAGCTCGCAGAAAACAACCTAAACGAATTGTTACAAGCTAAATCAGATGGCGAGCAGCGTCATCGGCCATAGCTTGAAGAAACCGGCGGATCGCCGCTTGATCCTCTTCCGTAATACTCCGGAACTGATTTATCAGCTCCTCCTCGTCCGCTGAAAACAGTTGGCCAAGTGGCGTGCAGCGACGGCCTGTCAGTACAAACGCCGCGTCGGCACCGTGTTCCTCAAGAGCCGAAACATAGCGAAGGTCGAGCGAGTTCGCTCCCTGTTCGTAGTTCTTTTGCGTTCCCCGACTTACACCTAAAAGCGCTCCAAACTCTGTTTGATTCAAACCTAAGCGCTCGCGCTCTTCCTTTAGGCGTTCACCTACACCATCCGCTATGAGCATTTTTTTATTCACCGCCATTGACTTGATCAAATTTTTGACCAAGAATCACCACAGACAAACACAAGTAAACACAATCGAACAGAGTGCGCACTATGCCCGCCACCGTTACACCCGAGCAAGCCCGAGAGGCGTTGGATCGCAAAGGTATGAGTATTGCGGAGTTCAGTCGGAAAAACGGATTGAACAAAAATTTAGTCAGCGACCTGTTGAACGGTCGGATCAAAGGTCGCCGTGGGGAGGCACATCGCGCCGCCGTGCTGCTCAAAATCAAAGACGGCGTTATTGAACAGTAACGGCCGTGATCAACAGGGAAAAGTAGAAAATGAAAAGCCCGGTTCTAGAAACACGCAAGGACGCCATGAGCAAAATCATTCGCAGCTACCCCGGTGGACGTGAAGGCGCAGCAGCTCGCTTAGATATGAAAGTCAAAAAATTCGACAACCACGCCTATGAAAACGCGGGGTGCAGTCCGCTCAGTGATGCCCAGATTTTCACGCTGGAACAAGTAAGCGGCACCAGCCACCTCCCAAACTATGTTGCACAAATGTACGGCGGTCTGTTTGTCCCGGTCGTAGACCCAGAAACGTTGGATAACGTCGAGTTGTACGCCCGATCAGTTCAGGTTTCGGCAAAGCGTGGATGTGTTGACCAAGCGATTGCCCAAGCATTGGAAGACGGCGCTATCAGTGCAGAAGAAGCGGAAATAATCCTAAACGCTCACAACGTCCACATGGCCGCACGTCACGCCGAAGTGCTGGCAGCCATCGACCTATACCGTGCCAATCCGGGGAAAAAACAATGAACATTCCGCCGCCGGTACAGGAGTATCAGGACAGCCTCAAAGCCGCTGCACTTGTGTTCCTGGAACGTCACCAATGTGAACATCTGGGCGACGATCAGCAGTTGTTCGATCGAGCTATGCATCACCTGATAACTGACTATGACGTGTCGACGACAACCGCTGAGAAGATGGTGCATTTGGCCAGTTCCGATATGTCAGCAATTCGCGATCGGCAGCGATTGGACATCGTCAGCAGCACGGCGACACACACCGTCATCATCGACCCCGCCACAGGTAACGTCTGGGCAATTCCAGTAAGTCTGATCTACGAACGCATTCTCAATACACCGGACAACGGCCGGTTCCGCGTAGTCGCACTGTAACTCCTAACCAATAACCCACCTGTCCCCCCCCGTGGGTTTGGGTGAGCTGCGCCCGAAATTGAGGTTTGACGATGGAAAACGCCATGAACATCAACGCAAAGCTGACGCCCGATCAGGCGAAAGCGCTCTTGGCCAGCCTGCGCGAGCAATACCGTCTCAGCTTCAACGACCTTTGGTACGCAGACCAGTACCGCCTGATTCCCGATGGCTTACGCCACGGATCGATCCTTGCCAACAGCCCTGTGATGGCCGCTCAAAAACACTTGATCGGCGCCCTCACCCATAGCCTCGGCCTCAGCCTGAAAGCAGTGAAATAACCATGAGAGACGATCTGCGTCACGACGTCCTGCAACGTATCGAGTCCGAATTCGGCCTTAAACACCGCACCCCCACCAACTACATGCGTGGTGGGACCTGCCCCAAGTGCAACAAAAAAGAGCTATACACCCGCTTCGACAGTCCGTGGCAGCTCATTTGTGGACGCCAGGAAAAATGCGGCCATACGGTGCATGTGAAAGAGATCTACGACGACCTGTTTGAAGACTGGAGCAAGCGTGTTCCCGCCACAGAGAGCGCCCCCACAGCGACCGCACGGGCATACCTTGAGTTTGCCCGCGGATTCGACATTTCACTGATCGCCGGTTGGTTTACACAGGATACGTACTACTCGACCCAACACGATGCTGGAACCGCGACGGTGCGATTCGCCCTAGAGAAAGGCGGATACTGGGAACGCTTGATCGACCGGCCTGCGCGCTTCGGCAAGATGAAGGCCCGCTTCAAGCCGGGTGAGTCCTATAAAGGCGTGTGGTGGTGCCCGCCGTGCGTCGACGTGCTCGAGGCGAAAGAGATCTGGATTGTTGAGGGGATCTTCGACGCGCTCGCCCTGGTACACCACAACATTACCGCCGTATCGGCAATGTCCTCAAACGCGTTCCCATCAGGATCATTGGAAGCACTTGTAGCGGCTCGCCCAGGCAACCTGCCAAAGCTTGTTTGGGCGCTGGATAACGAACCTGGTGCACACGCTTACACCAAACGCTGGGTCCGTATGGCCCGTGAACTGGGATTCACCTGCGAAGCAGCCCAAATCCCTCAGCGGGATAACAAGAAGGTCGACTGGAACGATCTGCACCAGCGTTGGCAGTTCCTGGACGAAGGCGAGAAGCGCGATGCTCAGGTCGACAAAGACATCACCACTGCGCGGCATTACGGCGCGCTGCTGATCGCTGAGAACGCCACCGAGAAAGCCCTGGTGATGTTTGATTGGAAACGCCGCAGCGAATTCCACTTGGAGTTCGGCAATCGCCTGTACTGGTTCAAGCTCGACCTGGAGAAGTACAACAAGGCTATTCAGGAACTCGAGGACAGCGATCACCACGACGACCAACAGCTTAACAATAAACAAATGCGGGCCAAGGCTATGCAGCAGTGCGGCGCGCTGCAGCGTATTGCTACTTGTAATCCGAAGGCCCTTTACTACCAGGAAAACAAGCTCACCGACGAGTCCTGGTACTACTTCCGGATCACGTTCGCCCACGATGCTGCACCGATCAAGAACACCTTCACCAGCTCGCAGATCGCCTCGTCTGCAGAGTTCAAGAAGCGCCTTCTCGGCATTGCCCCGGGCGGGATGTTCACTGGTACCACCCAGCAGTTGGACGCCTTCATTGAGGAGCAAACCGACGCCCTCAAAACCGTTCAGACCATTGACTTCACCGGCTACACCCGTGAGCACAGCGCGTACGTTTACGGCGACGTCGCGGTGCGCGATGGGAAAGTGTTCAAGCTAAACGAGGAGGATTTCTTCGACATGGACCGGCTGAGTATCAAGACCCTCAGCCAGTCGGTGATCCTCAACCTGAACACGGAGCTGGAGAAGTTCGACACAGAGTGGCTGGACATCATCTGGCAATGCTTCGGTGCCAAGGGCCTGGTCGCGCTCGCATTCTGGTTCGGTTCGCTGTTCTCCGAGCAGATCCGGCAGCACCAGAAAAGCTACCCCTTCATGGAAATCATCGGTGAGCCAGGCGCCGGTAAGTCCACGCTGATCGAGTTCCTATGGAAGCTCTGCGGTCGTATCGATTACGAGGGTTTCGATCCTACCAAGGGCACCCCAGTTGCTCGAGCACGTAACTTCGCCCAGGTCGGTAATCTGCCTGTGGTGCTGATCGAATCGGAGCGGGAAAAGACCGATGGCAGCCAGACCAAACAGTACGACTGGGACGAACTAAAAACCGCCTACAACGGCCGCAGCGTCCGCTCCACCGGTGTAAAGAACAATGGCAACGACACTCGTGAACCTCCATTTCGCGGAGCTGTAGTTATCGGCCAGAACCACGCCGTGAATGCTTCCGAGCCGATTCTGCAGCGACTGGTGCACATCGCCATGACGAAAGACGGCCAGACTCCGCAGACAAAGTTGTTGGTGGAAAAGCTCGAACGTATGCCCGTTGATCGCGTCAGCGGCTTTCTGGTCAAGTCCACCATGATGGAAAGCAAGGTGATGGAGACCGTTCGCGAAAAGGGACCTAAATACGAACAGCAGCTGCTGGCCCTACCCGAGATTCGCACCGTCCGGATCGCGAAGAATCACGCCCAGTTGCACGCCTTGGTCGACGCCTTGGTTCACGTTATTCCCCTGAAAATGCACCAGGTGTACGCGGCCCACGCCGAGATCCAGAGCATGGCCAAGGAACGCCAGCTGGCGATCAACGCTGATCACCCGATCGTCGTCGAGTTTTGGGAACTGTACGAGTACTTGAACAGCACTGCAGGTGGGCTAAACCACTCCCGCAATGACGGCCTGATCGCGGTGAACCTTAACGACTTCGCCAAAGAAGCCGCAGAGAAACGCCAGAAAGTCCCGGATCTAACTGAGCTGAAGCGCCACCTGAAAACAAGCAAGTGCCCCAAATTCGTCGAGACCAATAGAAACGTCTGCTCTGCGTGGGATACCGATGCCGCCAACAAACCGAAGACTGTGCGGTGCTGGATTTTCCAGGCCGCATGATTACTACTAAGGGAGGAATCGCAGATGCAAGTTCAAGAGCCCATAGGCAATGCTGGCGACGGTAAGACCAGCAAGCTGCAGGAGATCCAAGACCCGTTGATCGAGGCAGGGCACCTGACCCCCATCATTCAAGCGGGTGCGTATGAAGAGGGTCTGAGCGGCAGGTGGGCAACGCGTGCCCACTCTCAGGCCGATTTGATGGTGTGCAAGGTCAGTCACGCGGTTTCAAAAGCGAAAGAGGATTCAAGGTGTGAGTAAGTTGGATCGTTTCATGCGGGAAAGGGATGTCCTCGAGGTCACATCCCTATCCAGAACTACCCTCTGGCGCGTTATCAAACTGGGGAAGTTTCCAAGGGCGGTGGCCATATCTCCGGGGCGAGTCGGTTGGCGTGAATCCTCGATCGCAAATTGGCAACAAGACCCGCAGAAATGGATATCGTCTGACCCAATCGAAGCCGCGTAAGCGGCTTCACTCATTTCGGCGTTTACTGGGTAATTGCACAGACATGCCTTCCCATTTGCACTCGATCTGACCAGTCATTGTCCTCGGTTTCCAAAGTGAGAAGGCACGAGGATTCGCCACTGACTGCAGCAAGCAGTCGACCCTCCGTTAGCCTTCGGCGATCATCGTACTTCTATTGGCCATTTCAGTACGTAATTCCCCGATTAGCCTAGCGATTGCATGACTGGACGTGAGTGTCTCTGTCGTGATCGCTGTGACCAATAGCTCAACCCGACCGCTCGACGCGTCGAACACTTTGATCATGAGCGATCCATCAGGATTGGTCGTGCAGCTGCAGGAAAGCGGTAGGAAGCCACACTCAATAATGGGGCGAAGCTCAAGTGTAGAAATCATGACTTACGTCCTCATAGTCACTGTTGTTAAAAATATCCTCATAAATATAGGCGACCTGAATATCGCTGACCAAAAATCACAAATCCGATCGTCTGGTGCCATCCTTCAAACCTTCCAATGTTGGCTATGGGTCCGATTGCGGCTGACAGAATTAGTCAGGACGCCGTTTATGGCGAATAGCCCCCTATACTTTGTCTCGTTGCGTCGGACCTTTGCTGGCAGCGCGGAAACCAAAACGGCCTGGGATGGTCTAACGCTAGCCGGTTCTCGTGTTTGCTGTACACACCGCCACTTTAGCGAAAAGGAAAGCCCCCGATGCCCTTCACCTATGAAGGCCCCGCCACCGTCACCGTCATCGCGTTACACCGGGGCCGGCCACCCAGCGAATTGACCACCCTGGAGTTGCCGGTGGTGCTGAGCGACCGCGGTTCGGGTCACACTCGGATCGGCTTCGGCCATTACCTGCAAGGCCCCAAGCACGCCAATGCACTGCGTGTGGTGTTACCTGGCGGCCGACAGCTGCAGGGGTGGATTATCGACGGATGCAACGAGCCTTTAGGCGGCTGGCTGGAATTTGCCATTGAGCCGCACGCGCTGGCTTTGGACCCACCGGCAAACCGGAATGGTTGGCAATGGGAATGAGCACGCGCGTAAGCACCGGTAATCCATTGGCAGCGTCGGACCTGCCGGCGGCGCTCCGCGCTCAGGGCCGCACACTGCTTGAGGCGATCAGAAGTGCGCCCACCTTGGTGGAGACACTGCGCGCGGCGGATCGCGCCGAGGGTTTTGTCCTGGGACTTGAAACCGTAGGCGCGCTGAATGCGGACGAGATTGAAGGGCTGAATTGGGTGTTTGATCGGGCCGCCCGCGCACGCCGGGTTGAGTTAGGAGCATGATCGGGTAAACAGGTGGTTAAGTGGAGTGTAATTTCGCATTTACCGCATGCCTATGTAGCCACACAGACCATCGCAGCAAGCCTTCCTGCTTCTCCTTGAAGTAGTCGTGACGGTCGTAATGCTTAGACGAAACATCGCTGAATGCATGGCCCTGAATTCGATCGCGCACCTCCTTGCTCAACCCGGCAACGCCCATCAGAGTTTTGCAGGTTCGTCGTATGTCTCGCAAAGTAAACGGTCCATTGAATTTATCGGTATGGCGGCCGTACAGCTTGGTGACAGCTCGAGATAACGACTGCGTGTGTAGGGCCTTCCCTTCCACCTTGCCTTCGAACGGGTAGATGCTGGTTTCGCAGATCTCGTCCATCACCTTCAAACTACGGCGCATCAGCGTGTTGTACGGCACGGCATGCAGCGACCGCTCCCCCTCCCTTCCCTTCTTGTTCCGAATGACCAGGTGGTCTTTGAAGTAGTGCCGACGCTCACTTGCTAGCAGTTGCTCCGGACGCTGTCCTCCTGAAGCAATCAGAAACTTAAGCAACTCCGACGTCACCAGCGTCAAGTGTTCCGGCAGCATTTGCCAGAGCCTGGCCAACTCGTCTGAGGATAGTGCTCGATCACCAGGTCGTTCCCAGTCGGCCTGAACAGGCACACTGGCCACCGGGTTGCTGGTGAGGCCGAACTTCAATGCTTTTTTCTGGTAGCTGCGGGGGTTGAACTCTTGCTCCAACCCCACCTGGAACGCAGCGTGCAGCTGTGACCGGACTCTATTGCAGTACGTGGTGACACCGGCATTGATCATCTTGGCCAGGATGTCGCGGATCTCACCAGGCCCGATCAACGCGGCAGGCCGTGACGCCAAATTGGGGAACGGGTCAGAGACGTAATGCTTCAACGACCACTTCACGTCTGAGGCAGAGGCGGCGCCTTCGCCCTCAAGTTTATTCGTGTAGGCATCCAGCAGGTTTTGAAAGGTGCCGGCGGCAATCACCACCTCTTTTTCAACTCGGCATAGATCTCGTGCGCCAGTCAGAGTCATCCCTGGCCATGTACCGAGTTTGGTTTTGATCTTTTTTCCATTCAATCGTCGCTGGAAATAAAACTCCTTGGTGCCGGTTGGTCGTACTCGCAGCATCAAGACGCCTTCGCCTCTCGCACTGCGTCCATCCGAAACCGTGTATTCCCGTTCCTCAGGCTTCATTGCCCTGATCTGTTTGTCCGTAAGCATTTGGGGGCCGTATCTGGGGGCCGTTAGGCCGAAATAAGGGGGCAACCGGCGGAACAGTATGAAACTGACCAC